ATTGTAGTAGTGGGGGGTGTACGACGCAGTGCTCTGATCTCCTTGTCGAATCTGACGGATGAGCGTATGCGTAACGCCAAGAATGGCGCTTGGTGGGAAGATGAAAAACAACGAGCATTAGCTAACAACTCAGTAGCTTACACTGAAAAGCCGGACATCGGCATCTTTATGAAAGAGTGGCAATCACTATATGAATCAAAATCTGGAGAACGTGGCATCTTTAACCGAGTATCTGCACAATTGCAAGCTGCAGCTACAGGACGCAGAGAAGCTGATTACGAATTTGGAACAAACCCTTGCGGTGAAATCATTCTCAGACCATGCGGATTCTGCAACCTTACTGAGGCTGTTATACGAGCAAGCGACACTATCGAAGACGTATCTAGAAAGGTTCGCATTGCTACAATCCTTGGGACTTTTCAGTCGACTCTCACCGATTTCAAGTACATTCGCAAAGTCTGGCAAAGAAACGCAGAAGAAGAACGGCTCCTTGGGGTTAGCCTCACAGGAATCCTCGACAATAACATGTTTGGGAAGCAAGTAAATGACTTCGTTCTTAGATACCTTAAAGATGTTTGTGTTGAGACTAACAAAGAGTGGGCCGCTAAACTTGGCATTCCACAGTCTGCTGCTATTACTACTGTTAAGCCTAGCGGTACAGTTAGTCAGTTGGTTGACTCGGCTAGTGGTATTCATCCTAGACATAGTGATTATTACATTCGCACTGTACGTGCCGATATAAAAGATCCACTTGCTATCTTCCTTAAAGAGAAGGGTGTACCAGTAGAAGTTGATGTAATGAATGACAGTAATCTTGTCTTCTCATTCCCACAAAAAGCTCCTGAAGGTTCAGTCTTACGTAAGCAATGGTCAGCTGTAGAACAGCTTGAACATTACCTCAAATTCAAACAATACTGGTGTGAACACAATCCCTCTATTACAGTATATGTACGTGAAGAAGAGTGGATGGAAGTTGGTGCATGGGTTTATAAAAACTTTGATGATGTAGGGGGGGTCAGTTTCCTACCATTCAATGATCACTCTTATCAACAAGCACCATATCAAGATTGTACAAAAGAAGTCTATGAAGCTGCTAAAGCATCATTCCCAGAAATTAGTTGGGAAGAGTTCAATGCATTTGAAGAAGACGACTCTACAATCAATCATCATGAATTAGCTTGTGTAAATGGAGCTTGTGAATATGTGTGAAATCTCATTTGACTTTATTCGAGGCCTGGTAGCAGGCTTTGAATACATTGATGACTATGACGAAGATAATAAAATGTACACCATGGTTATCTTCCATCTAATCTTTATTAGAGTAATATTTATGACGGAGAAGTGATGCGTAGAAGTAGACATGACGGCGGCAAAGGCGACAAGCCTATTACCCCGCAAGACCAAGAGACGTTTGACAACAATTGGGATCAGATCTTTAAAGCTAAAAAGACGGAAGACAGTTATCCTTGTGAAGTCATTCGTGGTACTAACCAACACGAAGAAACCAAGAAGTAGAAATGAAGAAGCCACCTCATAAGGGTGGCTTTTTTATTGCATGTAATGGATGAGGGAGTACAAGCTACGCCTGCCGATTCGTTGATGCCATAGATAGAAAGACGGAAAATCACTATGTCCTTGATACCCTCTTGCCGTCTTAACTTATTTACAACCCCAGCGTTTGCGAGCAGCTTTGCCACGACCTACAGATAATTTAACATTCTTTTTAGCCATTTTATAACCTACTATATTATTAACTTGTAAGAACTTGCAAAGCTTTATTGCACTTTGCAATACGATCATCTAAACCTAGTGTACCACCATTGATTCTTTTAGTGATAGCTTCTATTTCACTAGCATCAGCTAGCTCATTCAACCCATGTTTAGACCAGAACCATCCAGCACTTAAAACGGCTCCCTCAGTATTGCATAATAAATCAGGACTATTGACACAACCCAAGCCACTATCTCTATTAAACGCAACATAATTATCCTTGCCAGTTAGTTGGATAAGACCTCGTCCGTGATACTTCCAGCCATCTCCAGACTCTTCTGTGCCGTTGCCCATGCGTCCTGAGTATACTTTGTTAGCAATCTTTTCTGGATTTTGTGCGTATTGTTCAGCCACATCTCTACTAGGAAATCTTGAGGGCCATGTACGCATAAGTCCATCGGCAGAGTAATGTAAGTTCTCCTGAAGAGTCTTAAAGTTTCCTGATTCATGTTGACATTGTCCTATAAAAGCTGCTTGACGTTTAGGGGTATTAATTTGAAAACGTTCAAAGGTTTCATTAATTGCTGACAACCATTTAGAATCAATACCTAATTGTGTTAGTTGAGTTTCAGTCATTATTTTACCATTAAAGAGTTATACTTTTGTATAACATCATTACGTTCTATTTCTGTGGACTCGCATTGTCTTGCAAACCCAACAAGAACTTCTGCATCTGGTTCAAGTAGTCGGAGTCCTTTACTTGATATTGCAAAGGAGGTATTGGAGTTGGCTGATACACCGGAGTTGCGCACCCCCCTAAGCATACTAACAACACCATCATAACGAATTTGTAATTCATCTTTATCTTTCTGAGTGGTCTGCGATATCATTGCTTGTTGTTCTACTACTTTTGTAGTATGTTCAAAAGCTTTCTGGTTTACTTCTGCTAGTGCTGCTTTGTAATGATTATCTGTAATAGCATAACCTGAGTAAGCACCAAAAGAAAAAGCACCTATAGCAATCGCTGCATAGATATAAGTAGAAGAACCGCTTGTAGCTAAATTAAATAAAGTACTAAATAAGTTCTTAAACATTATTTAGAATCAGGCTCAGCACCTGCCATCTGTTTACCAGCTACCGAAGCTGCTCCTGACCCAGACACAATACCTAAAGCACCAGCAAGCTCAGTAAGACTGATCTCTTTACCTGTATAAATTAAATAGATAGCTGAACAACCAACAAGTAAAAAGCCTAACATCCATGCCCATTTAGCAATGTCATGGGTCTGATTATCTTTACCAGTTAATATATGGTTTAATATGTTATTCATTTATTTATAACCCCACGTAAAGTACCACGCAATAAGCGCAGCAACTGCAAAACAGTAGAGCTGCACTCTTCTAACCGCTTTAAGGTCATGTTGAAATTCTTCGTTATTCTTTCGTTCAAGATTTTCTATATCCACTTTAAGTTTAAGTAATGCGTCCCATTCTTTGGCACCGTATTGTTTAACAAACTTAATCTTTAAATCGGCCTCTTCATCTGAAATTTGTTTCTTACGTTTCCATTCATCAAGAGCTTTGATTAACGCTCGTTCTTTCTTTAGTTCTGCTTCTCTAGCAGCCCTACGTCTTTCATGTGCTCTTTGCTGAGCAACATCCACACCATCTTGTTGTACACCTTCTATACTTTTGCTTAACTGTTTAGCACTTTCTCTACTTGCATCTAGGCTTCCTGTGAAAGTTTTAACACTTTCATTAAGTCCAAAAGTATCCGGCATGATTCAAAATGATATCCTATTTAAATTAAGTTGCTTGTGTTTGAGATGTTAGGATGCCGTTAGTAAATGTCATACTTCCATTAGTACCTAGTGTAGTTAGTTTAGCTGTAGTAATCGTGGCATTGATACCTACGTTCTGTGCAGCCATTGTTCCTAGTGTAGGTTTACCAGTTAAATCAGAGTAAGCTCCTGTGTGACCTACGGTAGAAATACCTAAGTTAGCTCGTGCTCCTGCAGCAGTGTTAGAACCTGTACCACCTTGCACAATAGTCCAAGGTGATCCACCAGTCTGTGCAACAGAAATGTAGTTACCAAGATTTCTAAACCAATCACGCCAAGAGAACTCTTCACCAATAGGTGTTTGTGGAATTGGGGGGAGCAAATTATTAGCCATAATTACTCCCAATCACAATCACTAGCGTAGCCATGTTCATGTAATACGTCCAGTTGTTTCTCTAAACGACAACCAATGTCAGTACGATACATAACACTATTAGGAATCTCAATCTTCTTCTTAATAGTACCATAGCACTTATCACGAGCATCGCTTACAGTAGCACCCTTACCTGATACAGTACAGATGTAATCACCTGCTGTAACAAACATAGGTGTGTTCATTTTAACTTCACCGTCACACATGCTTGGGGCTTTACCCCACATGACTTCAGCACAATGAACATCGTTGACTACGTCCTCTTCTGTCAAGCCAAACAAAGGATAACCAGAGTTATCTTTCTTGCTTATCTTGCAATAAGGATAATCAGGGATAGCAATAACAACGCCACAAGCAATTGCCTTGCTGGTACGTAGTGTGTCCTCACCGTTGATAAGGTCGAGCATCCACTGAGCGGGGTCGCCATTATGCAGTGCTTGTTGAATCTGAAAGAGCGGCCAGCCTGGTCGCATAGTAAACTCAAGAGGCCAAGGAAAGCCATCTTTGTCAATGATACAATTAACATCAATATAACCTGTATATGCTAAGCCATGAAGAAAGTCTTCAAGCGGTTTGAGAACTTGGTCTGCCAAGTAAGATTCGGAGGTATAGCGAACGATAGTACCTTGCTCGCCTGTGGCGACACCAAGATCATCATTCATTAACTTCTTAAATTCCCAGCTCTCACAAAACTGCTTGTTGAAACCACCAGGTCCGAACCAGCCACCTACGCCAAATTCAACACCACCGTGGAACTCTTGGAGGATAAAGTCGCCTTTGTATGCGTTACTCTTCTTCCACTTCTGTAGCATAAAGACCATATCGGCTGCTGATTTAGCAACGTAAGATAGTTCCTTGGCTCCATCACCGATAGGCTTACTAACGTAACGCTTTGGATTATCCATTACGTGTTTAATAGCCTCATCGTAATTCTTGAATACTGTGGATGGGATGGTTGTGATACCAGCCTTCTCCATTACATCTGCACCGTGCATGCGGTCTTGTTCCCAACGATTGGTATCAATAGATGGACCAATGATTGGATAACCTTTATCACGATAACGTTCCAAGCCATGAATGTAAAAGATATTATCTGTACAGAAGATTAGATCTGCCCAGTTCATATACTTCTCCCACTCAGAGACTCTTTCAATGAGTCCACCATCACCGACCATCGAGCGACTGCCATCCTTATTGTGTCTAATAAAACACTTTACTTGATGACCATAGTTCTGGCATCGTAAAGCAAAGTCTAGGCATACACCTGATGCATCGATGATTAGTATCTTCATTAATTAGTTTCCTTGTGCTTCTCTTATTTTACGTATAGCGTCTCGCCGTCTTCGTTCAAAGTTGGCTTTAGCTTTTTGTGCTTTGGTTTGTCCATAAACAGGCATACCAATAGTACCTAGTATAGTACGTTTAAGTCCCTCACCCTCAGGAGCCCCTTGATAAGCTTGTACGTTAAATGGTAATAATGTCTTACCAATTGCCTTTGCACGTCCACCTAAAGATGGATCTTCAAGTTTAGGAGCATCTGGACCAGCATACTCAAGACCACCAACACCAACCACAGCCGCTTTAGGTAAAAACCCTAGTTTATCTGAAATAAACTTATCAGTATCGCTAGCAAAATGAATAAACTCCATAGCATGTTTAGTGGCTTGCATAG